CAACGTCAGATTGACGAACTTAATGGCCGTTTCACGCAACTGAATCAGCCCACTGAACCGGAAAAAGTGGAGGAGCCTGTTGACTTCCTCGACGACCCGGAAAAGTGGGCAAACAACCTGGAGGCGAAGTACGAGCAGCGCCTTCAAGAGATTCAGTACCAGAACAGCCTACAACGGCTGCAAGACTTTGAGCGCATCGCTAAGGAAAGTCATCCCGACTATGACGAGGCGATTCAGTTCTTTGCCCAAGCAGCACAGCACAATTCGGCATTGCAGATGGAAGCTGCACAGGCTTCCAACCCTGCGGAATACGCCTATAGATTGGGTAAACGGTTAGCGCAGATTAACGCGGCTGGTGGCGACTTTGACGCCTTTGTCCAGCAACAGCGTGAGGCTGCGGTCGCTGAATACCTGCAAAAGAACCCTACCCCGGCGAGTCGTGCGGCAGACGTTCCCGAATCGCTCTCAACCGTAACGGGGGCGACTCAGAGGACGGACAAAGAGCCGACTCAGACGCCCCTTGAATCCATGTTCAATAATTTTTGAGGTAATTCATTATGGCTACCACAGCCGCAACCGGCCTTACTGTTCAGCAGTGGGACGATAAGTTCTTTACTGAATACGTCCAGGCTAACCGCTTTGCCAAGTATTTTGGCACCAACGAAAACTCCATCATCCAGGTTAAGCAAGACCTGACGAAGAAGAAGGGCGACAGCCTGACTTATGCGCTTGTCAACCGCCTGACGGGTGCTGGCGTTACTGGCACGACTTCTCTGGAAGGTTCAGAGGAAGATTTGGCCTCGCGCTCTCACCAGTTGACCGTTGACAAGATTCGTAACGGTGTTCTGGTTGCTGAAATGGAGGAACAGCGTTCCGCTATCTCTCTCCGTAACGCAGCCCGCGCCACGCTGAAAACGTGGATTATGGAGCAGACCCGCGATGACATCATCGCCGCCCTCCACAGCATCAACGGCACGGCTTACGGGTCGGCTAATGCTGCTGCGCGTAATGCTTGGCTGGTGGACAACGCTGACCGCGTTCTGTTCGGTGATGCGATTGGTAACGGTGGTTACACGACTCATGCGACCGACCTTGCCGCAGTTACCGCTGGTATGACGCTGAGTGGTGACATCGTTTCGTTGGCGAAGCGCATTGCCCTCTCTGCTGACCCGAAAATCCGTCCGGTGACGGTGAACGGTGACGAAGAGTGGTATGTGATGTTCGTCAACTCGCAGCAGTACCGCGACCTTAAGGTTGACCTCAAAGCCTCGAACACTGATGCAAATGTTCGCGGCAAGGAGAACCCGATCTTTTCGGGTGAGTCAATCCTTTGGGATGGCGTGATTGTTCGCCACATCTCCGACATGAACAGTCTTGTGGAGAACTCTGGCGCTGCATCGGCCCCGATTGCTCCCGCGTTCCTTTGCGGTGCACAGGCTGTCGGCATGGGTTGGGCCAAGCGCACTACGTCGAAGCAGGAAACCTTCGACTACGGTGATAAGCAGGGCGTTGCTATCGAAGAAATTCGCGGCATTGAGAAACTGACCTTTGGCTCAGGCTCCGCTGATACGGACGATCTGAAGGACAACGGTGTTGTAACCGTCTGGACTTCTTCGCCTGCTGACGCTTAAGGCTAGACCTTAACTGAGGGATGGGCGGGGGCTTCCCCGCCCTGACCTCTCAGGATTCTATACATGACCCTCAACGATTTTTACGAGAATGTCCTGCGTAAGCTGAAGGTAGTGCCGCCGAATGGTGCGGCGTTATCGGGCGACCTTGCGCGGGTGCAGAGCGTGTATCCCCAGGTTCACGCCATGCTGCTCTCTGAGGGTCTTGTTGAGTGGGGTGTGACTGAGGCCATCCCCGACAAGTTCGCCATTCCGTTGACCGCTATCGTGGCGTATCAGTTGGCTGATGACTTTGCTATCCCGCAAGAGGATTTGGCGAAACTGAAGGTGGAGGGCGGTCTGTTTGAGCCTTCTGCGTCATTGGCTGAGAGGCAGCTAAGAAAGCTGTTAGCCGCTGATTACGTGGACTACACGGCACCGACCAGTTACTTCTGATGCGGATTCCCTTTGCCGTTCACTCGTACCTGAGTTCGTCACGGCTTGTCTCACGGCAGAGGCTTGTTAACGGGTACATGGAGAAGTCGCCAGAAGGCTCCAAGACGCAGACCCCGATCTATGGGACTCCCGGCGTTAAGGACTTCGTGACGGTTGGCTCTGGTCCGTTAAGGGGTTCTTTTTATTATCAGAACTTCCTATACGTGGTTTCCGGGGATGAGCTTTACCGCGTCAATTCTCTGGGCGGGAACAGCTTAGTTGGCTCCGTTCCGGGTGCGGATAGGTGCCGTATTGCCGTGGGTGAAACGGTTGCTATCTGTGCCCATAACCAAGTTCACATCTTTGACGGGGTGAACATTACGAAGGTCACTGATTCTAACTTTCAGGGCGCTTCTGATGTCGCGTGGCTGGCTGGTTACTACATTTATGTGAAGCCGAATACGGGCGTTTTCTATGTGTCGGCTCCTGATGACCCGAATGACATAGATGCCCTGGACTTCGCCACGGCTGAAGCACAGCCGGATAACACGATTGCAGTCTTAACCGACTCGACTAACGTGATTTTCTTTGGCGAGACTTCTACGGAGGTCTGGGGGCTTAGAGGCGGGGCATTTCCTTTTGTGCGCTTCCCCAACGGCGTGTTTGACGTTGGGTGCGCGGCGAAGAACAGCCCTGCAAAACTCGACAATATCGCGGTTTGGTTAGCGGATGATTTGACTGTCCGTATGATTTCAGGCCAGTTGGCTAAGATTTCAACCGAGGGCGTCGAGACTGAGTTCCAGAATTACACGACCGTAGACGATGCTTACGGCTTTACCTATGTCCATGCCGGTAGGGGTGTGTATGTCCTGACCTTCCCGACTGAGGGTAAGACTTGGGAATACTCCTTTGTGACGGGCTTATGGAATGAGCGCGAATCCTTTGGCGTAGGCCATTGGCGCGGTTCGGATGCGGTTAGAGCCTATGGTAAGACCTACATTCTCGACACTGAATCATCGAAGGTGGGTGAGTTAGATAAGGACACTTATACGGAGTTTGGTTCCCAGGTGGTCTTTAAGATGGTGTCTGCCCCTGTCGCTGAAGGTAACAGGTGGCTGTTCCATAAAGGCATCTATCTCGACTTTGAGACAGGCGGAGCCGATGGTGCAGAGGTCATGGTTCGCTGGTCTGACGATGGCTTTAACTGGCAGCCCGAATTAAGGCGCTCATTGGGTGATACCGGCGAATACTCGGAACGGGTGTCGATTCATCAGAATCTCGGTCGTGCGAAAAACCGCGTGTATGAGGTGTCGATCTCTGACAACGTGAAGCGCAATTTTCTCGGTGCGGAGGGCTTGATTGGTGTCGGCGGATATTGAGGTACGGGAACCGCTACCCGGAACCCCTCTAACTGACCCTGCATGGCAATCCTACTGGCAGGACATTGTAGAGAGGACGGGCGGCACCTCCGACAAGGTTAATCAGGGCGTTGATGACGCGGCTACCGCTCAAGCGTCGGCTGAAACGGCTCAGACAACGGCTGAAGCCGCTCAAGCCGACGCGACTTTGGCTCTGGGTCAGGTTCAGGACATGGCTGAATCAAACACGGCAATGCTTAAAAAGGCCAATTTTCTAAGGCAGTGGTATGGCAGTTGATTCAGTTGTATTAGAGCAGCTAGTCCCTTCAGCGGCCACAGAGTCGGACGTTTACACGGTTCCGACAGGTAGGCGCGCTAGTGTGCGGATTTACGTGGCAACAGTCACGGCGGCTGCGATTGACGTAAAGATACGCAAGGCGGGCGAGGCTTCGGCAGCTAAACAATGCCTTGCTTGTAGCGCCTCAGTGCTGCTTAACAGTTCTAACCAGTATCCCGAGGTTGGCACCATTCTCTTGAGTGCTGGCGATGTGGTAACGGTTGAATCAGACCAAGCCGACACGGCGTTTACCGTGAACGGTTATGAAGATGA